GGTTTGCTCCGACAGTTTCACAAAGTTCAAGGTCGGTTGATACCAGATAATCCCCAACTGCAATTATCAGATCGTTGACTTGGTCCGGAGCAAAGGTGAAACTTGTTGAATCTATCTTTATCAATACATCTAGATATTGGTTGATTGAAGCCACAGAAGAAACTATGTCGGTTTTCCCAGCACCTATTGCTGTGCCTATGTTATCCGAGGCATAAACTGATCCGAATGCTGGGTAATTAACCAAAGTGCTAGGACTTAATCTTGAGATGTTATTGAAGGCACGAACGTTTGCAATTGCAAACTGGTCTCTATCAACGGTAAGCTGTGCATCTAGGTAGTACTCAGAAGTTCCTGATGAATTAAGCCAAACCGTGTCTCCGTCCTGAATCTCGTTATAAAGAATATTTTGGTAGAGATTCGTTGAAATCTGAGCAGTCAAAGTGTTTGCGGATGCTGTTCCACCAGTGATTGCCAAAACAGAATCAATGTTTAAATAATCAGAAGCTCCAAATTGCTGGAAATAAGGATTGACACCAGCACCAGTAGTCCCCGCAGTGAAGAAAGTTGGGGTAACACTAATTCCCTGGGATGTGTAAATCCCAGCGTCTAATGGGTGGCTGAAGGTAATCGTTAGATTTCCGCTTATTTCGTTTACTCCTACGACTTTCAATTTGACAAGATCCCCATCAGTGAATTGGTTTATCACGTTTCCGGTTAAACCTGCCGGAATGTTTACTGCTCCAACTATATAAGGAGAACTTGTTGATGAAGGGGTTACGAAACTCTTTAATAAAGTTTTTTGTGTTGCGGTTAGAGAAGGCTCGGTTTGAATAATTGCCGCTGCTGAAGCACCAGTTCCGCCACCTCCTGTAAGGGTTACGTTTGGAACTGTTAAATATCCAGAACCTACACTGGTCATAACGATACCTGTAACTGCTCCGGTTGCACTAATAGTTGCAAAAGCTGCTGCTCCTGTTGCTCCTACTGGATTGGTGAAACTAACAGTAGGTGCGGTTGTGTAACCTGATCCTGAGGATTGTACATACACCGAAACTACACCACCACCAGTTACACCTGAGTTGGTTCTAACGTAGTGTAATCCGCCATATGTATCAGTGGAGCTGTATGGCTGTAATGCCGAGGCTGGAACACCGGTAGCTCCAGAAATTCCGTCAATTTTAAATAGCGATCCTACACTTAGTGACTGATATCCTATTGCAGCGGTACCCCCTGTAGTTCCACCTGCTCCTGTGATTCCCACATAATTTTGTGTATAAACATAATCTTGAATTAATTGTTGATCGTAACTCAAGAAATTCAAAACAGGATCTTGTAGATCTCTGTCACTTGTTAATTCGTCAATCAAGAAGTTACCAACCAAATCCACTTTAAATCTGTTTTGGCAAAGGTAATCGAGTGCCTCTGCATCAACTGCGCAAAAGAGACCCGTTGAAGGTGTGTTATTGTTAATTAAGGTTTGAATGAACTGGTTGTTTCCATTCAAATCAACAAAGTCTACGATCAAACATCCAGTTACTTGTGTAACGATGTTTACGTCTTGCTGGCTCAAGAATTGGTTGATCTTGCTCTTTACGAATCCATTTCTGGTGAAATACTCCGCCCATTGTGGATCCTCAGATAAAGCTGCATAATCTGTCCAATCACCCGAAACTGCTATCACATCGATGAACCAGTCAGAGATGTAGTCATATGGGTGAACATAGCTAGGAACGTTGTCCGCTCCGTACCAGTCAATTGCAAAAATATCATATCCCTGTAATGGCGGGGTTGCATCCGTTGATTTTCTAACAATCACACTCATTGATTGTTGTCCAAGATTCACAAGGTTAAAAATTCTTCCCTGATCTACTACTGACATAGTGGCTAAGAAATAATCTACGTCTGCGTACCAGAATCTTTCTTTATTATAAAAGGAAGAGTATAATCTAGAGGTAAGTACCCCATTGGGTTCATCAGTGGCAACAGAAAAACCAAAATAATCTACTTTATCCGCAGTGGGACTTGAATCGTTATTGTTAAGCCTTAGCAAGTTAAGCGCAAAGACTGGGCCCGTTTGCAAACAGGTTAAGATTGATCTCTGGAAGTATGATCCTTGAGATTCTAAAGTTTTATCAATGTCTCCAAATATTGCAATTGCTGTGGTGACGTCTGGGATGTAAACCGGAGCATTGAATGGGCCTTTATTTGAAAATCCCACCACCAATCTGATCGTTTGGGAAGTAAGTATGACGTTCTCTGAAGAGTCAAATTCCAATGTATAAACACCAGAGGCTTTAAATTGGGATAAATCAAGTTTGATTTTCTTTGCCATTATCGTTTAGTAGATATTTTTTCCTTTCTATATATCCATCGGTATGAGCATAAAAGTGGGTGCTACACCGATCTACCTTTATATATCGAAGGTATTTGTGGTTTACATGAGTTTGCTGAAAGAACTGTAGAAACCACCTTCTTTCGTTCCTCCCTCTGGATCCTTATCGTCGAGCTTATCTTCGATTAATTTCCTATAATTATCGTCTAACTCGTCGTAGAGTTCCCCGACAATATCAAAGAAAGCACTGCTATCAAATAGAGCGGACAGGTTCACCACCGTCATTGCCACATCGTCATGCCCAGATTGGCTCGAATAAGTTCCACTGTTATTAAGTCCGAAAGAAAATAATTCAGGAATGGTCCAGCTTTTTTCGTTCAGGATTATCCTGTTTTGTCTCGATAAGTACCTCAAAAGTTCACAATACTTCATTTTGTTCTTTTCGTTGTACTTGATACCCGGTTTTGCCGTTCTAGCAGATTCTGTGTGTTTGGTGTGAAGAAAAACCTCTTGCGGAACTTCCTCATTAGTTAGGAGCTTATCAAGAATGAGTTCACCCTTGAAGTTCATCTCCAATAAAATGGAAATCTTTTCCTTGTCGAAAATGTCAACTATAAGGCATTCCAACAGCTTCTTTACTTCTTCTATCTGAATTTCATTGTCCCTAAAAATCCCAACCTGTAACAGGCCGAAAAAATCTGACTCGTCTTCGAAATCGTCCATGGTTTCAATCACTTTTCTGGGAAGAGGCACGACCCTAAAAATATTAAGAACGGTAAAGTCCCCACGGGTTCCCCCTGCCAGGTCAACTGAGATGATAAAACTTCTTCCAAAAAAGGATTCGGAATCAAAAGAAAATTTCGGGTGCCATCTAAAATTTTCGTAATTTATTCCCAAATCCTCGAATGAATCAATCTCTCGCCATTCATATTCAGTTTCGTTTGCTTTAATTTTCTTCAACTCATTAGATCCAAGGAGTAAAGTAGACGAGCTAAGAAATTGGTTTCCGTATTCTTGGTTGAAAAGCTCCTCACTCCCTAAGTTGGCCATTTCCTGCTTTTTCCAATTCTCGTCCCTCCCTGGAACCTGCCACCAGTCTACCCTAATCGGATTGAAGGAATTTTCACCAGTTACAGCACCCTGGTAAATTTCATAAAACTTGTTCATCCCATTCGGCGTAGATGTAATTATAATTCTAGAAACCTTAGATGATGATACAGTGGGGTATGTTGATCTGAAAAAAGATTCAATAAAGTTAGGATGAATATGAGCAAACTCATCCATGTAAAGGAAATGGATGGTAAAACCGATAGCTGATGTTTTAGTGGTTGTTTTAGCAATTGCCCTACATCCGTTATCAAATTTCATGGACATCACGTTATTAACGATTATTCCAGGCTTCAAAAACCACGGAAGGCCTTTTACGATTGCCTTGATTTTATCCATCAACTCCTCTGCTGTTGAACCGACGTTTGCAAGAATCATCGCATTCTTATCATGGTTGAAAAGCAAATACCAAACTAGAATGATGGCTGCCGTGATAGATTTACCAACTTGGCGGGGAGCCAAAAAGACGTTAAACCTATTTGATTGGTATTCTCTCAGTACCGATTGCTGATAATCCCTGAGCTTAACGTACATCAAACCATCGTCGGTCATCACCCGGCAATATTGGGCAAAGTAAACCACGTCTTTTGCGCATTTCTGCATTTCAAGAATTTCTTCGGGTGTGTACTCCCAAAGAAGATTAGCTCTCTTCATTTCAGGATCACCGTCATGGAATGGGTTGTCTACAGACTTATAGTCAAGTCCTTCCTCCTCTACTCTCCATAGTAGCTCATTTACCTTTTTGGTACTCCAATAATTGGATTCTAAAAGTTCGTCTTCTATTTCTACACTCATGTGAATAAGTCTTCATCAATTTCGTAATTTTCTTCGGCGTCGAGGGAAACGTTTCTAGAAGCATCGATTGTTGCCTTCCTTTTAGCATTAACAATAGCATTTTCATCCTCTTCAACTACTTTGACGTCTTGGATTTCAGCACCGAGAATATCTCTCAAGCCTTCCATAAGTCCTTTAGTTCCCCTGACCTTAATACCGCTATCTGTTCCTGCAGGGGTAAGAAATGAATTCGGACTCGAGGTATTGGTTTCCATTTGTATTGCCCCTAAAGATGTCTTCACTTCAAGATCTCTTTTCATGTTTCGATATCCCTGCTCCATTTTTTCAACGTAGTTCTGGTAATCTTTTGGCATTTGCATGATTTGAGATTGCAATTGGGCTAGTACTTCAAACATCCTAGGATTGGCATTTCCGAGATCTATTTCTTCGAGAAGTTTTGTTATAGCGTGCTGTGCAGTTTTCAATTGCAGCATCATAGAAGCAAGATTCATGGAATCTATCTTCTTCTTATAATTAACAAAATCTGTCTCGTCTATTAGATTTTCGTCCAGATAAAATTTGACTAGGGAATCTAAAAGTTCGCGTGCTTCAGTCCCAGTAGATTGTGTTTGCTCCTGAAAATTCATAACATCGGTTGTTTTTAACCGAGGGAGCTCGTCGGGTTTTACTGCATCGATATCAAGATCTTCATCGAGAAGGATCGAATCCAAAGAGGCCTTGATTTGCTCCTGAACTATTTTTTCAGGTTTTGGTTTTCTTCTTGGCATAAAATATTGAATTGACCTTTAGCCTTTTCTAGGGATCTTAGGAATGGCTAAAGTGGGTTTTGCGTTGTCTATGATGTGTGCGAGCTGTGCATCTCTTACTACGTTTTGATTGAGAACTATGGATTGTTTATCAATATCTATCATAGATTTAAAGATCCTCACGTTGCTCAATAATATAGGGGATGTGTAAATTCTATAAGCATTATTGTCTGTTCCATAAAGAGGATCTGCTGGATTTGTAACAATGTCCGCTGGTAAGTCAAAAGTGTATGTCTGGGTTAGTGCTCTGTAATCTTGATGAACAGGGATTAAATTGGATGACTGTTCCTGAGGATTGTTAGGGTCGTAAGACATTTTCCATATGTTGATCCCCATTTGTTGGTATTTGTTGGAAATGTTAACAACTACACCATACCATTCGCCTATTTCGGGTACGAACTGCAGCCTGGAGTTATAAACTAGGGAGTTGAGATTCACCTGTATACTCCCTTCTTGAATAAAGTTTGTGTTACCGGGTTCTTGTGATCCAGAGTGAATCAAATCTACTCTTACGCCGTACATTTGTCCATTGGCATCGGTATAATCTCCAGCTATTAAATTTCTAGCTTGTGCCTTCTGCATTTTTAAAGTTGGGGGATCCAAAGAATAAGGAAGATTTGGATTAACCACACTAAACTTGAAATCATTAATAACAGAAGCAACCTGGAATCCCCCCGCGTGGTTTATATCAGATTGGATTGCTACGTATCCGTCAGGATTACTTGCAAATCCAAGCCAAGGGGATAGACCGTGTTTATATGGAGCTGTATTATAAACTATTCTTGTCAGGGTCTCAGTTTCCTTTACAATTGGAACTGGCGGGAATGGTTTTTTAGTAAGACTGTTCTCGTTGACGTAGTTTTTAAGACTGAACCAACAAGTGTAAGCTATTTCTCCATCGGCTTCGAGTTTTGGCCTCGTTAGATATCTCACCCCATTTCGATATTTTTCTGGCTCAAATACAAATTGATTGTTAGTAACGAAAGCATCGTTCAAATCATAGTAGTTATTGAACACTATAGTCCAGTTGTTGTTTAGTTCATAGTGTACAATAGGAAGGTCGGTGTAAACATAAGAGCGTGTCGGATCTGTTCCCCTATCGTTTGTTGAAGTAACATATTGCTGGGGTTTGGTGATTTGTTCCTCTTGTGCCTTGGTTTCTGCGCCAAAAAGCTCTTGAGAATTGATAGCAATTCCATCAAGTTCCTCTTTGTATGCAGGATCTCTAAAATAGGTGTTTGACTTGGGATTGTATTTCTTCAGTTCAATCTTAAAATAAACAGGAGAGTACATGAAGTCCCTGAACAAATAGGTTGAATTAATTTCATAAATCCTATTGGTCAAAGGAAAATAAATAATATCTCTTTTTCTAGGTTGAGACCCTCTTCCGAAAATACTCTCGAAATAGATTTTATCAATCTGTATTTCAAAGGGTTCTTCGAAAGAAATCCCGAAAGGGTCATAGTTAACTTTATTGTCTGGGAATTGGTTTTGAGGAACCATCACCTTTACACATTGCTCGTCTACCACATCGAACAAGGTCCATTCTTTTAAAATAACATCTTTCGATCTTGATTGTGCTTGAACTGAATAGTAGTTAGTTTCAAAACCGAACATCTTATTTACAATCAAGCTTAAATCCTGGTAGAGATTGATTGCTTTGTTTATGTTATATGGATTGAAGGTAAGAGGTCCACAGTCGTTAAATACTACGGGTCTGTTTGATTTCTCAGGAGAGCATTGCGGAACCGGAGCCTTAATAACTAAATTGTCTGGACCATCCACTACATTAGTGTTGTATGTAAGGTCTAAGTCAAATGACACAATTACAACTGTTGGATCAATCGGTTCGTTAGTATAATAAGCAATACTTCCGTCAGGGTTTACTACAACCGAGGTGAATCTAAATTCAGGGTAAAATGGCTTAGTAGGATCTAGATTTATCGAAAAGGGTTCCGCTCTCTCGTTTGAAAAGTATGAATTATTAAATCCAGTTAATGCTGTTCCAACGTTTTGCCACAATGACCAACTTTCACCGTCGACAGAATATCTGAATTCTATAGAGATATCATTGGACACCGTAGCGTTAGAAATAGTGTCTAAGTTGATAGGGTAGTTGTTAACAGCCCCTGCCGTATCTATTATCCAGCCGTTGAAAGCACTCACATAATAGAATGGGCCGTTATAGGTTAAAACCCTATAATTTCCTATGTAAGTAAAATTTAAAGCACTGTCAAGTTGCTCTAATCTGTCTACTAGCCATTCCTCCGAAGCGCATGGGGCATAGTAATAAACACCATTTGATGCTAAGACCGTGTGATAACCATTACAGCCTATTTGTACAGCCCTTGCCAGAGCCGCTCCGGTAGTGCCGTACAGATTATCAGTGCTGGACTCTACTACCTTTGCAGTGTTGGGAAGATCATCCTGATATTGATACCTAGGATCTGATAAATTTCTTTGTGTACCGTTGCCGTTGTAAACTGGTAAGCCTACAAAAGGAGCTTTATTAGGTGGGATTGCCGACATTCGAGTTTATGATATGTTTTAGAGACAAAACTCTCACTTATATATCTAAACCCCGAAGGAAGGAATTTTACAGTCCCTCTTTTTGGATCAGCTCGTTGATTTTTTCTATGACTTGGTCCGGAGTTATCTTGGTAGTACACTCGAACATCCTTTCCGTGTTCTTCAGGCGTGGACACCAATTCCAATCTCCCCTATCAAACTTGTGTCTGGTGTCGTTGAAACACCCGTGACAAACATCTTGATTAATAACACGGTAATTTTTGTCAGTGAACTCGCAGAAAGGCATAGAAAACCCAGAAATCATAACAACAGGTTTTTTCAAAGCCCAAGCTAACCAGGATAGACCGGATCCTATTCCTATAAAAAATTCACAATGGTAAAGGTCAATTGCCCTATCCATTATGTCGATGTTTCCTGTCTTGTCAATTACCCCATTAAGATATGTGTCCTGACTTTGAATAACTACAACCTCATAACCAGCATTTTTCAAAGAGTCAACTACAGTTTGCCATCCCCCTGGATAATGCCAATGCTTGCTATTTGCTGTGGATTCAGTGGCAAGGCAAACGTATTTTTTTTCAAGTTGCCTAGTGCTACTCAGAACCGTTACCGGAAGTTGAGGTGGAAGAATGTCATTGCCAACTTCAATGCCCAAAATGTCGCCGGCAACTTGTTGAAGAGATATTGATCTTGGATCTCTCCAATGAAGGTTTCTGTCTTCCTCCTCATACCAACCAACACCGATCGTCGCAGCCATGTTTGGATCTCTATAACCTGGATTTACAAATCTCAAATTAGGGAAAAAGTGAACAACCAGATTATTCCAAAAAGTGCTGACAAACAGGTCAGCATCAAATTTTTCTCTCATTTTGTCTATGACAGGTAACCAAGCTAACGTGTCGCCTAGAGAACTGCTATCAACGGAAACCATGATTTTTTTACCGTATAGGGACTTCTCGAAGTCAAATTCCCATATTTTAGTGTCACTGTCGTAAGCTTCTGCAATCCATGGCGTATACCACTTTCTGAAGAGTGTTGTAAATATACCAGGTGACGTTTCCCCTGTGTACATAATTTTACCCGTGTCCTTCTCCACGAACTTGACAGTTTTTTTGCTTTGGTGGTTGTTACCGGTCATATCAATTCTAGGCCCGTAATCAAAAGTGAAGGTGAATTCCACCTTTTCTGGGACAGTAGGACTGGTGTTCTTCTGGATTTTCTTATAAACTTCTATACCTCTAGTCTTCATTTTTTTAAAGTCCTAAGATTTCTTTGATTTGTGTGACGTTGAAATCCCTATCGTAGAAAAGATTATCTTTTGAAAGATAATGTACTAAGGGGTTATTATCATATTGATCCATGTATGGGGGAAGTCTTCTCATCAAAATAGGAAGTTGCCAGGAAAGAGATTCCTTGATGACAATCGGGTTGAGTTCCCAGGTCGAGCTAAACACGAAAAGATCTGCTGCTTGGTAAAAAATATCAGCGTCGTTTCTTTCTCCCCAAATAACACAGTTTTCGGGTAAATCTTGCATCAAAGGTTGCCAGTAATTTTGGAAATTTGCTGCTTGGTTACCTATAAAATGAAATTTAACGGGAAATCCTGCAAGGTCCTTTGCGTAGCTTATTAATTCGCCTTGATTTTTACCAGGAGTGAAAAGACCAATATTAATTATATGCTTGAAATTTGGATCAAACCCTAAAATTTGTTGAGCTTCATCTTTTGGCATTTTCTCAAAGTTTTCAATCGGATATTCTAAAATATCCAGGGGAATACCTAAGTCTTTGAACCTTTCAACCATCCATTGGTTAACCATTACCAATTTATCAGGAGCCCAAAACTTATCGTCGGGTTTGACATTAGAGCTATGACACGTCTCAAAAATGTGCCAGGGTCGGTCTGGGGCAAAGATCTTTTGACATATTGCAGACTCAACAAAGAATTCCACAAAGTCTTGGAAATGGATCACGTCAGGACAAATCTCCTCGACAAGTTCAAGAAAAAAAGATTTATCCTCCGTGTTGATACGATGGTATCTAGAACCAATCAAGGATTGGATTCTGTTTCTCTGAACCACGTAATCATCGGAGACGTTGTTGTACTCAAGACAATAAATTTCACCATAAGGGAGAAGACATTCAATTGCCTTGTACAAATATTGAGGCATTCCCCCAGTTGACAAATGTGGGGCTACAAAAAGAATTCTCGGCTTCCCTGAGGACAGATCTTCGATGGACTTTTGGACTTGACTCAGGTTCCTAGATGTGGAGTACCTGATTTTTCTCAGAAAATCTATCGTGCCGTCCATAATTAATCAACAGTGTAAACGCCTGTAGCAAAATCTAGTTTCCCTTCTCCGTACTTGCCAACAATTTCGTCAATTTTCTCTTTTTCCTGGTCGTTCAATTTCATGCTTTCTGAGTAGAGAACCGAAAGCTGTTCCTTTACAAAATCGTGTTCGCTTTCCAAAAAGTGTTTCTGGATATTAAGCTTGCCTATTTTTTCCACATTTTCCTTGGCAAGATTTCTGAGAGAAATGATGGAATCTAGTTCTTCCTGGGTTAATCTAACACTATTTTTTTCCATAATAATTTTTAAATTATATAGGGAAAACCAGTATTATTTCATCAGAAATTAGTTAATTTCTAAATTTGATGCTATCCCGGATGCATCGGTAGATCCATATTTTCCGGAGTTGTAATCGTATTGTACGTTATTAGGTCCAGGGTTCACCGCTTGTGTAAGTACGTTAATGTTTTAGTTTACCGTGAAATCAATATCACACCCCGAGCCACTAGTCACCCCCGCTCCGTTACCGGTTGACCAGTCAAATAAAGTACCAGAGAAAGGACCTGGCACCAAACCCGCACTTAATACATTAGTCCCGTTTATGTCCATAGTGAGTGTCCCA